TTGACCCTAGCATCGTTGTTCGCGCCAGTAACGGTCCCACCGCAAAGCCCACCCACCGCTGACCATCGCACAGTTGATGTCTCCATGACGCGGTGACACGCACCAGGCAGCTGTGCGATTACCTCCGGCCGGACCGTCTGATCGACAGTGCAATGTGGGGCCATCGATAAGGATATGCCCATGGCGGCTAACGCCCGTAGGCGTGCCCAAAAGATCGGCAAGCGCATCGCGTGCTTCGATCGCACTTACACTCGGGCAAGGATGTCCAGCGGAGCAGCTGCCATCCAGTTCGCGCGCGGCAATCCCTGCTAGCCGCAGCCGGGGCCCTTCACTGCACCAAACGGGGCCATCTCCATCCCAGACATGCGTCGGCGTACAGGTAAAACTCTCACCCCGTGGAATGATGGGCACGTCGGCAAAGGCCGATGATGCGAAAAAAGCGGCAATCAGCGCGCCGAAAACAGATCTGAAGACATAGAGAGCCACTGGGTTCCGCCTGTTCTCAAGAGTATGTCAGCAGTTCGTACCATAGGCGGCACTCATCGAAAAACCTTGAATGGCCCTACAGCGGCGGTTCTTCGAGGCAATGCGGGTTGAGGGACAGCACAGCTAGATAAGGCCGAGGCCTTTCAAGCAGCTGGCGGTATCCATCAGCTGATGCGTGGGCACCTCGATCTTAATTGTGAAGCTGTCGGCAAATGTTTTTGCGTAAACGCCGCCATCGTCCATCAGGGCCATTTCGATCTCGTCGAGCACGACGGTAATGCGGCTGCGATCAAATTGTTCGGGCAGGTTCCGGATGGGGAGCCGAATGCTGGTGGTTTCCATGGGGTTTACTCCAAGCGTCGTTTGCCGTGTCAGCTTCACTCTAGTCGCCGAGCTTATCCAGTTAATTCTACGCGATTACATATGGTTAATCGAACTCTTGAGGTCCGCGTGTGTCGTCGGCAACCCAACCCATTGGCGTGATCGCGCGGCTGCTCGACCTCTCGGAACGGCGGGTCCAACAACTGAGCCGCGAGGGTGTAATCCCGAAGGCTGAACGGGGGCAATACGACCTGATTGGCTCGGTGCGCGGCTATGTCCGCTATCTGCGCGATCAGGCGCTGAAGGCGCAGGCGGGCGCGCCTGACTATGCGGCCGAGCGGGCGCGGTTCATCCGAGCGCGGGCCGACCTCGCTGAAATGGAGGCCGAAGAAAAGCGCCGCTCCCTGATCGCGGCCGAACAGATCGAGGCGGCCTGGATCGCGGTTTTGGCGCTCTTGCGCACCCGCCTGCTGGCCCTGCCTGACCGGCTGGCACCACAAGCCTTTGAACAATCAACCGTCGGAGACACCCGGAACCTGATCCGCGCCGCCATCCGCGAGGTGCTCGATGATCTCGCGCAGCCAGACATTGAATTCGAAGCCGATCCTGAGATTGATGGGCTCGCCGATCCTGAAGCGGACGGTGGTGAAGGCACTGACGGTTTTGAAGCCGCCGCCGGACCTAACAATCAGCGATTGGGCCGATCAGAACCGACGGCTCAGCTCTGAGGCCAGCGCCGAGCCAGGCCAATGGCGCACGAGCCGCGCGGAATACCAGCGCGGGATCATGGATGCGATTTCGGATCCGGCGGCCGAAACCGTCGTGATCATGTCGAGCAGTCAAATCGGGAAAAGTGAGTCCCTCTTGAACATGGTCGGCTATCACATCGACCACGATCCGGCGCCAATCATGGTGGTGATGCCGACCGAGCGCGATGCGGAAACCTGGTCGAAGGACCGCTTCTCGCCGATGGCACGGGACACGCCCTGTCTTCAGGGCAAGATCGCTGATCCGCGGTCGCGGGATGGCAACAACAAGATCCTGCACAAACGGTTTCCGGGCGGACACTTGACGATTGTGGGTGCCAATGCGCCCTCTGGCCTTGCGAGCCGACCGATCAGGCTCCTCTTGTGCGATGAGGTCGACCGCTATCCGTTCAGCGCAGGGGCCGAGGGCGACCCGGTCAACCTCGCGAAAAAGCGCACGGTGACCTTCTGGAACCGCAAGATCGTGCTGGTCTCGACCCCCACGAACAAGGGCGCAAGCCGGATCGAAGCGGCATTTGAGGAAAGCGACCAGCGCCGGTTTTGGGTTCCGTGCCAGGAGTGTGGTCATGAACAAATCCTGACCTGGGGACAGGTCAAATGGGACAAGGATGAAGCTGGCACCCATCGCCCCGAAACCGCGCGATACCACTGCGCCGAGTGTGACGCTGCCTGGAAAGATGAGACCCGCTGGTCGGCAATCTCCAAGGGACGCTGGATCGCTGAGGCGCCGTTCAATGGGACGGCGGGGTTCCATCTAAACGAGATCTATTCGCCCTGGGTGCGGCTTGAGGCCATGGCCAAGGCGTTTCTATCGGCGCGCGCCGGTGGGGACGAAACGATGAAGACCTTCATCAACACCTCGCTTGGTGAGACCTGGATGGAAAGTGGGGAGGCCCCGGATTGGCAGCGCCTGCAGGGTCTGAAGGAAGATTGGCGTGCAGGCACGGTGCCGGCGGGCGGGTTATTTCTGACCGCAGGCGCCGACGTCCAGAAAGACCGGATCGAGGTTGATGTCTGGGCATGGGGTAAGGGGCTGCAAAGCTGGCTCATTGATCACATCGTTATTGACGGCGGTCCTGGCGATCCGGCGTGCTGGCAGAAACTGACTGACCTCCTCGGCCGGACGTGGGCTCACGCAAGCGGCACGCCGATGACCATCGCGCGACTGGCGATCGACACGGGCTATGAGACGGCCGCCGTCTACGCTTGGGCGCGCCAAGTGGGATTTGGGCAGGTGGCGCCGATCAAAGGCCTTGAGGGCTTCAATAGGGCAAGCCCTGTGACGGGGCCGACCTATGTCGATGCCACCATCGGTGGCAAACGTCTTCGCCGTGGGGCGCGGCTTTGGACCGTGGCAACATCGACCTTCAAGGCCGAGACCTATCGCTTCCTGCGGCTTGATCCACCGGAGGTGAGCAGCCCGGTGGATGGGGAGCGGTTTCCTCCCGGCTTTCTTCATCTGCCGGGCTGGGTCGACGCTGAATGGCTGAAGCAGCTGACGGCTGAGCAGCTGGTTACGGTCAAGAACAAGCGCGGCTTTGCCAAACTCGAATGGCAAAAGTTGAGGGAACGCAACGAGGCGCTGGACTGCCGGGTCTATGCCCGCGCGGCCGCTTGGATCATCGGCGCGGACCGCTGGTCAGACGCCCGGTGGGAAGAACTCGCGGCGCAGTTTGCGGTCGCTGATGGCAAGGGTATGGCCTCTACCGCAGGCCCGCAATCTGTACGCAAGGCACAGGTGCGCCGCGTTGCGCGGTCAACATACATGGGATGAGTTTGGGCATGGCGGATCTGGCGACACTGAAACTTCGCCGGGAGGCCCTGACTTTGCAGCGCGCCTCGGGCGTGGCCCGCGTCAGCTATGACGGCAGGACGGTGGACTATCGCTCTGTTGCGGAGATTGACCGGGCAATCGAAGCACTGGACCGTGAGATTGCTGCTGCCGAGGGGCGGAAACTCATCCGCCACGTCCGCGTGACAGCGACCAAGGGCCTCTAACTAACATGGCATTGTTCGACATGTTCCGCCGCCCCAAGCCGGGCGGCTCTGAAGCCATGCGCGCGCGGCTTGAGGGGGCGATGGCCAAGCGCCGCTTGCGGGGCTGGAACCCGCCCTTGGAAAACATAAACGCGCTGGTTGCCTCTGGCGGCCCGCGACTGTTGGCCCGTTCGCGCGAGTTGGTGGTGACCAACGGCTATGCGGCGAACGCCTGCGAGGCCTTCGCCGCCAATTTGGTGGGCGATGGGATCAAACCGTCCTCGCTGATCACGGATGCGGCGCTGCGTGATCAGGTCCAGAAGCTCTGGCTGGCCTGGACGGATGAGGCGGATGCGGACGGGCTGACGGATTTCTACGGTTTGCAGGCCATGGTTGCGCGCGAGATGTTCGTCGCAGGCGAGTGCTTCGTACGCCTACGGCCGCGTCGCGCTGAGGACGGGCTGCTGGTGCCGCTACATTTGCAGCTTCTGCAATCCGAGATGCTGCCCTTCGAGAAAACCGAGACGGACCCGAACGGGAACCGCATTCGCTGCGGGATCGAGTTCGACTTGATTGGGCGGCGGGTGGCTTATCACTTCCGCCGCCGCCATCCGGGCGACAGTACGGATCAGCGGGTGGCCGTGCCTGAGACGGTCCGCGTGCCTGCCGAAGAGGTCTTGCACATCTACCGGCCGATCGATGCTGGCCAGATAAGGGGCCTGCCGCATGTTGCTCCTGCGATGGTGCGGTTGTTCCTCTTGGACCAGTACGACGATGCGGAACTCGATCGCAAAAAGACGGCGGCGATGTTCGCAGGCTTCATCACCAAAACGGCCCCAGAAGACCCGATGATGGTTGAAGGCGAAGCCGATCTTGATGGAGCCGCGATTGCGAGCCTGGAGCCAGGCACCATGCAGGTGCTGCTGCCGGGTGAGGACGTGAAGTTCTCAAGCCCCGCCGATGTTGGTGGCGGCTATGAGGCGTTCCAGTACCGCACTCTGCTCGCGGTCTCAGCCTCGCTGGGGCTGCCGTATCACCTCGTCACCGGCGATGTCCGGCAGGCGAACTATTCGAGCCTTCGGGCCGAACTGGTCGAATTCCGTCGCCGCATCGGTCAGTTGCAGCACGGGGTCATGGCGCATCAGCTTTGTCGCCCCATCTGGCGGCGTTGGTTGGAAACGGCTGTGCTCTCGGGTGCCCTAGACGCAGATCCTGTAATGGCTCGGCCGGTGCAATGGATCCCGCCACGGTGGGATTGGGTCGACCCGTTGAAAGACATCCAAGCCCAGGTGCTGGCGATGGAAGCGGGGCTCACCTCGCGGCGCAAGGTTGTCGAGGCTACGGGCTATGACATCGAAGAGGTCGATCGCGAGAATGCCTCTGACGCGAAACGCGCGGCCGACCTGGGCCTGAGCTATCGCGCCAGCCCCGGCGAAACGCAGGGCGCGCGGGCCACACCGACAGGTATCCCAGACCCGAATACCCCCAACGAGGACGGCAGCGGGTCGTCCACGACACCGCAGCAGGAGTAAACTCATGAAATCCTGGTACACGATCCGTGCCCGCGCCTCGGGCGCGGAAGTGCTGATCTATGACGAAATCGGCGCCTATGGCGTCACGGCTAAAGGCTTTCTGGCCGAACTCGGTGCGCTGCCCGATGAAGCCGCGATCGATCTCCGCCTCAATAGCCCCGGCGGATCGGTCTTTGACGCGGTCGCCATTTACAACGCGTTGAAGCGGCATTCGGGCGAGATCACCGTCTGGATAGACGGCATCGCGGCTTCGGCTGCGAGCTACATTGCCATGGCGGGCGACACCATTGTCATGCCGGAAAACGCCTTCCTGATGATCCATGACCCCTCGGGGTTGGTCATGGGCACAGCGGAAGATATGCGCTCCACGGCCGAGGCGCTCGACAAGGTCAAAGGCAGCCTGATCCAGGGCTACGCGGCGAAGTCGGGTAAAGCTGACGACGAAATCGCCACCCTGCTGGCGGCCGAGACTTGGCTCGATGCCAAGGACGCGCTGGACCTCGGCTTCATCGACCGCATTGCCGAGCCCGTAAAACTCGCGGCCTCCTTTGATGTGGCGCGCTTCCGCAACGCGCCGCCGGAAGTAGTCGAGGCGGCAAGTGAACCCGGTGAACCTCTAGCGACGGAGCCGCAGATCGAGGGTGTTGCAGACGCCAACACCCAGCCTGACCCTGAACACCCCGCTGCAGACGCGCCAAGCCAAGATGCGGGCGAAGTGACAATGACCGACACCGCATCCGTTCGCGCCGAGGCCATCGCCCATGCGCGGGCCGTGATCGATCTCTGCAGGCTCGCGGGCCAGCCGCAGATGGCAGGCCGGTTCCTCGAAGAAGACGTGGGTCTCGATGAGGTCCGCAACCGCCTTCTCGCGGCAAAGGCCGAAGCCACCCCCGACATCACCGCTGCCCATGCCCAGCCTGGGCGCGCGGCCACCACCCAATCCTGGGGCGATGTGATCGCCCGCACCTTCAAGACGAAAGGCTAACGCATCATGACCACGCTCACTGAAGGCAAACACGCGGGCGGCTTCCTCGTCTGGGAAACCTCGCGCGATTACACCCGAGAAACCGTTACCATCGCGTCCGGGGCTGGAAAGCTCGAGCCTGGCACTGTGCTCGGAAAGATCACCACGGGCGGAAAATACACTGGCCTCGCGCCCGCCGCCACGAATGGCAGTCAGAATGCTGTCGGCATTCTTTGGGCCGGGGTCGATGCCTCGGCGGTCGATGCGCCTGGCGTTGTCGTGCTGCGGGGCCCGGCTCTTGTGAACCAGCATGAACTCGTCTGGCCCGACGGCGCAACCGAGGCGCAGATCACCGCCGCCACCACGTCTTTGGCCGCGCTTGGCATCATCCTGCGCTGAGCCCTCTGACATAAGGATTCCCACACATGGCAACCATGGACATCTTCGAGGGCGACGCCTTCAGCATCATCGAGCTCACCCGGGCTCTGGAAAACATCCCCTTCAAACCGGCGATCCTGTCTGGCTCTGGCCTTTTTGGGTCGCGCGGCGTGCGCCAGCGTACCGTGATGATCGAAAGCCGCGATGGCACGCTGTCGCTGATCCCGTTCTCGGAACGTGGCTCGGCGTATGAACAACAGGTGCCCGAGCGGCGCGACATGCGCGCCTTCGTCTGCCGTCAGTTCAAGAAGCAGGACGTGCTTTGGGCCTCTGAAATCCAAGGTATCCGCGAATTCAGATCGGAAACGGCGGTGCAACAGGTACAAACCGAGGTGGCCCGCAAGATGGCTCGGTTGCGCAACGACGCCGAGGCCACTTTCGAATTCCACCTCTTCAACGGCATCCAAGGCGTGGTGAAGGACCCGAAAGATGGGGCCACGGTTATCAATTACTACACGGAGTTCGGCATCACCCCGGCCGCCGAGGTCGACTTCGATCTCGATAACCAGTCGCCCGCCTCGGGCGCGCTGCGCAAACGCTGCCAGGCCTTGATCGAAAGCGTGGAAGACAGCCTCGGCGGGCTGGCTGCCGGTCAGGTGCAGCTGCGCGCCGAATGCGGCTCGGCCTTCTTCGCCGATCTCGTGGCCCACAAGGAGGTGCGCGAGACCTATCTCAACACGGCCGCCGCAGCCGATTTGCGCGGCCGCGTCGGCGAAGAGGTCAGCTTCGGCGGCATCACCTTCCGCCGTTATCGCGGTGGCCTCGGCTTTGGCGTGCCGACCGACAAGGCGTATTTCTACCCGGAAGGCGTCGAGGGGCTCTTTGAGATCTACTACGCCCCGGCAGACACCTTCGAGACGGTGAACACGCTCGGCCTGCCGCTTTATGCACGCATGATCCCGGATCGCGATCGCGACGAATGGGTGCGTCTCGAGATCGAAAGCAACCCGCTGCCGATCTGCACACGGCCGAAGGTGCTGCGCTCGGCCAAGCGGACCTGATGAGCGCCTTCACTGACGCCCTCGGGGTGCTGTTCCTCGATGCCAATCTCTCGGTCGAGATCTGGCATCGGGACAGCGAAGGGCAGTTTACGCGCGCCCGGGGCATCTTGCGCCGTCCTGACGAGATCACCGAGTTCGGATCGGCGCGGCTTTTGTCGGACACCACCCGGATCGACGTTCGGGTGGTGGATATTCCAGATCCTCGGCCGCAGGAGCAGATCTTGATCGGCGACGAAACCTTTCTGATCCAAGGCGAGCCACGCCGTGACCGCGAGCGGCTGATCTGGACGATAGAACTGACCCCCGCATGAAACTGGGCTTCGATATTGAGGTGGGCAAGATTTGGTCCGGGGGACCAAATCTCCACCGAAAACCCGACCTCGTCGCCGTGATGGCGGCCGAGATCAAGGCCGGCGAAAAGGCCGTCAGTGCCGCGATGCGGGAAGCCGGGTCTGGCCTCAAAAATGCCTGGCGGGGTCAGATCTCACAGGCGGGCCTTGGGCTTCGTCTCGCAAATTCGATCCGGCTCGCCACCTATCCCAAATCTGGTGAAAGCCTCAAAGCTGCAGCGCTCGTCTGGTCGAAAGCTCCGGTGATTGTTGGGGCGCATGACGCGGGCCCGTTGATCCGCTCAAACGACCGGTTTTGGCTGGCGATTCCGACAGCAGCAGCTGGCAAAGGTCTGAAAGGTGGGCGCATCACGCCTGGGGAATGGGAGCGGCGTCGGGGGCTACGCCTGCGTTTCGTCTATCGTCGATGTGGCCCGAGCCTCTTGGTGGCCGACGGGCGGTTGAACAGTCGGGGACTGGGCGTTGCTTCGCGATCCAAGATGGGTCGCGGCAAGGCAACGGTGCCGATCTTTCTTCTGGTGCCGCAGGTCAAGCTCAAGAAGCGGTTGGACTTAGCACGAGATGCAGAGGGCGCGCAGTCGGCGATACCAGGGCTGATCGTGGCTAGCTGGGTAGAGGGGCGGCTATCTACATAGCCTTGAAGTTCATTTTCGGGGCCTATTCCGCTATTTGATATTTGACCCATAAAGGACCTTTGTCCGTCAGCACGATATCAAATAGGTACCCGTCTTCGACAGCAGCTATGCGCCGTTCATGAAACTCGATTTCTTGCTGCTCAAGATACTTGTAAAAGGCTTGTATTGCCTCGTTGTGAGTGCGCGCCTTCTTGAAGAAGATCGCCGTATCCTTGGATTTACCGTCGCCTGAGTGGCCAACCCGCACAGAAAACAACTGCGATAGCTTTGCTCCGTTTGTGCTTGCTATCGTTATCCAGTTTTCGATCTTCGAGAGATGACGAGTGCCGCTGATAACAAGATCCCAGTCGAGTGCGGCGCATCGTTCGATTGCGCCGCGTGCCAAGGACAACTCCTTGGTCAATGACCCTGATGGGATCCCGATGGACCCGGATGAGAGTTCGCCACTTGAGACGAGGAGGTTGCTTCCGTAGTTCGGGTGCACAAACTCGCATAGGGTTGCATAGTCACTGGCTGCGCGTTTATCGACCTTGGCCAGCGCTTCGATCAAGTCGTTCGTGTGAAGCCGCTTGGCATCCTTCGGGCCGCTTTCGCCTCCGTAGTAAATTCGATCTACGATTTTGCGATGTTTCCGGATGGCGCGATCAACCTGATCAAAAAGCTGCTTTGACTCGATGTCAGAAACGGCCTTCTCAAGAGCTTGATTCTGGAACGCCAGCGATGCTGTGTGCTCCATAAATGCGCGCGCTAGATTGAACAAAACAACAAGATTGCCCTGAGTTTCCGCGTCAAAAATTCCTCGCGCAATCTCGCGTGTCTTGAAGCGAAAAACTAGCGTCGAAAAGAAATGAGCAAAGGCTAGTTCGTGCAACAGGTAGGCGATCTTAACCGTTTCGCTTTCGCCCTCGTCGACCGGAAGCCGAGACTTGGACCGATCCAGAAGACCATCAAAATCCTTGACGTGCTGCCAGAGATCTTCGTTTTCCATCAGCCGCAACAGTTTCGGGTATTCTTCTGATTTCATCGGTTTCCCTTCTTCATTCGGCGAGGCTGATGGCGCTCAATAAAGCCGCCTTCGGCATCAAACTCACCATAGTGGGTGGAACAATTTTTGAGCAAGCGTAAGAGAGAATCATGCCCACCTCACGCGAAACCATCCTCACCGCGCTGCACACGCGGCTTTCGGTGTTGCCCGCTATTGTCCTCAGAGGGGAAGTGCTGCCCGAGCGCGTCCCAGCTGCTGGCCTGCTGATCCTGCGCGACGGTGAACCAGGCGAACCGGAAGTGACGCTGTCGCCTCTTGCCTATCACTACCAGCACCGGGCCGAAATCGAGGCAGTCGTGCAGGGCGCAAACCGAGACGCGGCCTTCGCCATGCTGACTGCCAGCATCGGCGCAGCGCTCGCCGAGGAACGAACGCTGGGCGGCCTCTGCGATTGGATCGGAGCTGAAGCCCCGCAACCTGTCGATCTGCCCGTTGAGGGCGCGTCCAGCCTGAAAGCCGCCGTGATCCCGGTGGTGCTGCACTATTCCACGGCCGACCCGCTGGCCTGACCCCGACAACCCGAGGAGAACACCATGGCACGAGCCCAGGGGGCGCGGGCGCTGATGGCGCTTGCGTTCGAAACGACCTATGGAACGCCGCCCGCGAGCGGCTACACCAAGATGCCCTTTGCCAGCACGACGCTGGGGGCTGAGCAACCGCTGCAGACCTCAGAGCTTCTGGGCTATGGCCGCGATCCGCAGGCCCCGATCAAGGATGCAGTTACGGCGGATGGCAATGTCGTGGTGCCGATCGATGCCGAAGCCTTTGGCTTTTGGCTGAAGGCAGCTTTTGGAGCACCAACGACCACCGGTGCCGACGCCCCCTATACCCACGAGTTCCGTTCCGGCAGTTGGGCGCTGCCGTCGTTCTCGGTCGAGACCGGCATGCCCGAGGTGCCGCGCTATGCGATGTATTCCGGCTGCATGGTGGATAGCCTCAATTGGCAGATGGCCCGCTCCGGGTTGCTCACTGCAACTGCCAGCATCGTGGCGCAGGGTGAAGCGAACGCCACGAACACTGCGGCGGGCACGCCAGCCAATATCGCGCTGAAACGATTTGGCCATTTCAACGGTTCGATCACGCGAAACGGGGCCAATATCGGTAACGTTGTCTCTGCCGACCTTACCTATGCCAACAATCTCGATCGCATTGAGACGATCCGGGCCGACGGGAAGATCGATGGCGCGGACCCGTCGATTGCAGCTCTGACTGGCAATGTCGTTGTACGCTTTGCTGACCAGACGCTCGTGACCCAAGCCATCAATGGCGAGGCCTGCGAGTTGGAGTTCTCCTATACCCTGCCCACCGGCGAGACCCTGACCCTGACAGCACATGCCGTCTATTTGCCTCGTCCCCGTATCGAAATCTCCGGTCCGCAAGGGGTGCAAGCGACCTTTGACTGGCAGGCTGCCAGCGATCCGCTGCTGGGCCGGATGTGCACCGTCACGCTGACCAATGACCGCGAGGATTACTGACCATGCTGCGCTTAAACTTGTCCACGGAACCGCGCTGGCTCGATCTGGGCCATGGCGTACGCTTGCTTGTGGAGCCGCTAACCACCGCCATTATGTTGGCCGCGCGGAGCGATCCGGCGATTGTCGCCGCGGCGGCTGAGGCTGAGGGCGATGCGGCCCATTCCAACGATGACCTCGCGCGGATCGTCGCCAAAGCAGTCGCCCGCATCGTCGTGAAGGATTGGGACGGCGTGGGCGATGAAGACGGCAAGCCAATGCCTCTCACGCCCGAGGGCATCGATGCCCTGCTGGAGCTTTGGCCGATCTTTGAGGCCTTTCAGACGAAATACATCGCGGGCGCGCTTATTCTGGATGCGGAAAAAAACGACTGACCGCTCTCACCGACTGGGAATTCGGCGGGGGCGGTGAGTATTGCGCGGCGTGTTCGTCTACGTGCATGGACTGCCCGCGCAGTTTGCATAAACCGCTGACCCTCGAGGGCTGGCAGGTCTGGGATCTGGTGCAGCGCCTCGGAGGACAGGTGCGTGTTGCCAGCGGCATGAGCGGCGGCGCGGTTCTCGGCTGGGATATGGGGGCAGCGCTACAGCTTGGGGCAGCCCTTGGGCTTTCGCCCCTCACCGTCGCGGAACTCTTGCCGCCAATCGAGGCGGTGATGGTGCGCAAGATCAATGAACACCTTCATGCCGGATCAGGCCTGACCTGACCTCGTTTCCATTGGGAACGAGGTGTCATCCATTGAGGACGTCTTTCCATGGCAGAGAAACGTGTCAGCGTCCGGCTCTCCGCGACCGGCGGTCGCCAGGTGCGCGCCGAGTTGGAAGGTGTCGGTGAGGCCGGATCGCGGGGCTTCGGCCGTCTCAGCCGTGAAATGGAGTTCGCGAACACCCGCATGGCCGCCTTCGCGCGCCGGGCGCGGATCGCCGCGACCGCTGCCGCCACTGCCTTGGCCGGTGCGGTTGTCGCGATGACCCGCTCAACCGTGGCAGCGGCCAACGAAATCAACCAGCTTTCCCAAGTGGCTAATGCGAACCCGGAGGTCTTCCAGCGCTGGTCGGCGGCCTCCGCCACGGTTGGGATCGAGCAAGAAAAGCTCGCCGACATCCTGAAGGACGTGAACGACCGCGTCGGGGATTTCCTGCAAACCGGCGGCGGACCGATGGCCGACTTTTTCGAGAACATCGCGCCAAGAGTGGGGGTGACGGCGGACCAGTTCGCCAGGCTTTCGGGGCCGGAAGCCCTGCAACTCTATGTCGACAGTCTCGAGCGCGCAGGCGTCAGCCAGCAGGAGATGACCTTCTATCTCGAGGCCATGGCCTCGGACGCCACGCGGCTGATCCCACTTCTGCAAAACGGCGGCGCAGAGATGACGCGGCTAGGCGCGCAGGCGCAAGCACTCGGCGCTGTTCTCGACGCTGACGCAATCGCAGCCATGCGCCGGTCGGAACTCGCGCTGGTCAGCATTGGCCAGGTGTTTACTGGAGTGCGGAACCGGATCGCGGTGGCGCTGGCGCCTACGCTGGAGGCTGCGGCCAATGCGTTTGTCGCCCTTGCGTCCAGCACCAGCCCGATCAGTCGGGCGTTCGATGCGGTACTGGCCAACCTTGATCGGCTCGCGATCTATGCCGGGACCTTAACCACCTTCGTCGCCGGACGCTGGGTGGCCGCCATGGCCGCCGCTGCGCTCTCTGTCCGAGGCCTCGCCACCACGCTGGTGGTCCTGAAAGGCGCGCTGATCCGCACCGGCATCGGTGCGCTGATCGTAGGCGCAGGCGAACTGGTCTACTGGTTCACCCGGCTGGCGTCTGGCGCAGGCGGCTTCGGCGAGGCCATGCGGCTCTTGAAAGATGTCGCTGTCGAGGTCTGGGAGCGGATCAAGATGGGCGCCAACGCGGCCGGATCTCGTGCAACGGCCATGTTTTATGACCTGAAAGCCGATGCCGCGACTGGCATGGCTGGGGCCATTGAGAGTGTCGTCGCCTTTGGCAACACGACCGCCAACACCTTCGAGGGCGCACTTCTCGCCGTGCGCGAGATCTGGTCGCGCTTGCCGGATGTGATCGGGGATCTGGTTTTCTCGGCGGCCAACCGCATGCTCGACGGGATCGAGGCCATGCTGAACGGCGCAATTCGCCGAATTGACGCCTTCACAGGCCGCATACGGGATGCGCTGGCGGCGGTCGGCATCGAGACTACCTTCGGGCAAATCGGGGAAATCAGTCTCGGTGACATCCCGAACCCCTTCGCAGGCGCCTCCGCCGATGCTGGAACAGCTGCAGCAGAGGCGTTTCGGCGCGCGTTCGAGGATAATCCGCTCACAGCCCCCGATCTTGGCCTTGACGGCATTGCAGCGGATGCCCTGGAAACAGCCAATATTTACCGGCATGCCGCCACGGATCTTGCGAATGGAGCGACAGCCCCACTCACCTCCTGGGGCGCACTTCGCGATGCCGTTGCGGGCACGGGTGAAGAGGGCGCAGCGGCGCTGGATGAGGCCACGGCCTCCGCGGATCGGCTGTCGGACGCCATGGGCCGAGCTGGTGGCGCGGCTGGCAGTGCCGGAGAACGCATTGCCACCGGGTGGCGTGCAGTCTCAGAATCTCTTCAGGCTTATGCCACGGATGCGCTGAACTGGGGCAAAGGCCTCGGCGAAACCTTGACCGGTGCCTTCAGTGGCGCTGAAAGTGCGTTCCGAAGCTTCGTCGAAACCGGCAAGTTCGATTTCAAGGGCCTCGTACGCTCGATCCTGGCGGACCTTGCGGTCCTGTCATTCAAGCGCGCGGTGCTGGGGCCCATCGCCTCGGCGCTTTCTGGAATCTTTGGAGGCGGGTCCGTCGCGGCGGCTGTATCGCATGCGGGTGGTATTGTTGGTTTGCCGGGCCATACACGGCAGGTGCCCGCGGTGGCTTTCGCTGGTGCTCCCCGGATGCATTCCGGCGGTTGGGCGGGTCTCCGCCCCGACGAGGTCCCAACGATCCTGCAGCGTGGGGAGCGGGTGCTGAACAGGCGCGAGGCGGCGAGCTACGGACAAGGCAGCACTGGTTCGGGCGTAATCGTCAATATCGACGCGCGCGGGGCGCAGATGGGCGTGGCCGAGCAGATCGATGCGCGACTGCGGGCTGCCATCCCGGAAATCGCCCGCATTGCCAAGGAAAGCGTGGCCGATGGTCGGCGCCGGGGTCAGGTGATCTAAAATTATGGCCATTCCTGTCTTGCCGCTGACGCTCGTGTCCTCGCTCGAGCGGAGGCTGATTACGTCTGTGGCCGAGGCCCGCTCGCCCTTTACCGGCACTTCCCAGATCCAAGATTGGGGGGCATCGTGGTGGGAATACCAGATCGAGATGGCGGTGACCCAAGGGGCGAAGGCCCGGCGGCTTTCGGCTTTCTTCACGGCGCTGGGTGGATTGCGGCGCCGTTTCCTGTTCCCCGACCCCTCGATCGAGGTGCCTGTGGCGGCGGGCGATCCCTACGTCACCGAGGCGCAAGCTGCGGGAGCCTCCACCTTGCGCACGGCGGGTTGGGGGCTTGGGCTTCGCGCAGGCGATTTCTTCCAGCTGGGCTCGGATGCCACCACGCGACTTTATCAACTGACGGCGGATGTGACGCCTTTGGGCAGTGAGGCCATGCTCGCCTTCGCGCCGCCGCTCAGGGCCTCGGTTCCGGTCGGTACGCTGCTCGGCCTTAATGCCCCGTCCGTTCTATTGCGCCTGACGGCCCCGGTCCCCTCGGTCATCAGCCGGGCGGATCAGCACCGCTTCACAATCTCCGCCCGCGAAGCCCTTTAACCAGCGAGGCCATCTAATGAGCCGTGATCTCACCGTCGCCTTTGTAACCGCACTGGCCGATCAAAGCCTCAGGCCGGTCATCTTCTTCGAGGGCCAGTTCGCCACGGGTTGGGTGCGTATCTGGTCAGGGCTGGGAGAGGTCAGCTGGAACGGCGAGAGCTGGGCTGGAGCTGGGTCGCTTCTGGGCCTCGGCCCCCTTGGTGAAACCGGCGAGGTGGTCGCTGGCGGCACGGCCGTGTCCCTCTCCGGCGTGCCACTGGACCTGGTGCAGATGGCCATCGAGGAGGCCCGCCAAGGCTTGCCGGGCAGGATTTGGCTGGGGCTTCTGGCCGAGAATGGCAGCATCATCGCCGATCCAGTTCAGGCTTTCTCTGGTCGGCTTGATGTCCCCGAAATCAAGGATGACGCGGAGACCTGCACGATCACCATCAGCTATGAAAGCCGTCTGATCGACCTGACCGTGGCGCGGACCTGGCGCTACACGCACGAAAGCCAGCAGGTGCTGTTCTCCGGCGATCTTGGATTTGAATACGTCACTTCGATCCAAGACAGGGAAATCACCTGGGGACGTGGATAAAGATGGCACGCGTTGAACACTGGGAACGTCTTCTCGCCGCGGCCATCGATACGGCACGGGCTAAGCCTTTCGTCTGGGGCGTTCATGACTGCCCGACCTTTGCTTTCGAGACACGCATGATCCTGACTGATGGTGACGATGTCGCTGCTTTTTGGCGGGGTCGCTACACCACGGCGCTCGGCGGCGAGCGTGTGATGCGCCGACTGGGCTGGGCCTCGCTCGAAGAAATGGGGCGCGCGCTCTTGGGTGAGCCTCGTCAGGCCGTTCTCCTTACTCAACGCGGTGATGTGGTTCTGGCCGACACCGGTCTTGGCTTCGGCATCTGCACTGGAGCCAGCGCCGTCGGGATGGCGCCGGAGGGCCTCGTGACCGTGCCGCTCACCTCTTGTCGGCTTGCTTGGCCAAACTGAATCTGGACTGACCCCATGCCTTTTATCGTGACAGCCGTCACCGCGATCGCGGGGGCGATCAGTGGCGTATTGGCTGCAGGCGGCATTGGCGCGGCCCTTCTGCGGATCGGCGGCACGCTTCTGCTGTCCTATGCGGCGCAGGCATTGATGCCAAAACCGCAGACCACGATGCAGCCGCGGACGGTGACGATCCGCGAGCCCGTCGTGCCGCGCGACCTCGTCTATGGCCGCACCCGCAAGGGCGGGGTCATCGTCTTCCTGCACTCCTCGGGGTCGGATAACAAATACCTCGATCTGGTGATCGTGCTGGCCACACATCGCGTCAAATCGATCGGAGCGATCTATTTCGAAGGCGAAGTGGCGGTGAATGCCGCGGGTACCGCGCAGGGCCGCTGGGCCGGAAAGGTCCTCGTTGAAAAGAAACTCGGCGCCGCAAACCAGACCGCTTTCGCAGGCCTCAAGGCAGCTCTGCCGGACAAATGGACTGAGAACCATCGGCTCCGGGGCTGTGCCGCAATCCGGCTGCGGCTCACCTATGACCAGGACGCCTTCCCGGGCGGAATCCCGAACATCACGGTCGATCTCGAGGGCAAGGACGACATCTGGGACCCGCGGACCCAAACCGTGGGCTATTCGGAAAACCCCGCTCTTTGCCTGGCCGACTATATGGCCAACCCGACCTGGGGCATCGGCGCGCGCATCGGCCAGCCCGACGGGATCGACGAGATGTCCCTGGTTGAGGCCGCGAACATCTGCGACGAGACTGTCCCTCTGGCCGGTGGGGGCTCCGAGCCGCGTTACGCCTGCAACGGGGTGATCACCCTGTCAGAAGTCCCGAAGACGATTATCGAGGGGATGCTCTCGTCCTTCGCCGGTCGCTGCGCCTTCTCAGGTGGAGCTTGGCGCATCCATGCAGGGGCCTGGCGCGCGCCGGACGTCGTCTTGACCTCGGACCATGTCCGCGAAGGCGGGCTGACACTTGCCACGCGCGTGACCATGTCGTCAAACTTCAACGGCGTGCGAGGGCAGTTTGTTAGCCCCGAGAACGATTGGCAGCCAGACGACTTCCCGGCCTTTGCCTCGGAAGTCTATCTCGCCGAGGACGGTGGCGAGCAAAAGTGGCGCGATATCTCGCTGCCGTTCACGATCTCCGCGTCGATGGCGCAGCGGCTGGCCAAGATCGAACTCGAGCGGGCGCGACGGCAGATGACGGTGCGGCTGTCGGGCAAACTCTCGGCCTGGGCGGCCACTGTGGGCGATGTGGTCACGCTCTCCTATGCCCGGTGGGGCTTTGCCGCCAAGCCCTTCGAGGTCCACGGGGTGAGCCTTGATCTGACGGCCTCGGGCGATGGCGCTCTTCTTTTGCCGGAACTCCTTCTGCGCGAGACATCGCCCCTAGTCTATGACTGGTCCGCCAGCGAAGAACAGATCTACGCCACCGCACCGCGCACGACGCTGCCCTCCGCTTTCGATATCGCGGCCCCCGGCACGCCGGAGATTACCGAGAGCCTCTACGTCACCCGCGATGGCGGGGCACTCAAGATCAAGTCCAGCCTGAATTGGGCGGCGGCGCCAAGTGCCTTTGTCGCGCGTTACCAGATCGAGGCGCAGCTCGCGCAAGGGGACTGGCACGTCGTTGGAGACACAACGGCCACAAGCTTTGAGCATAGCGATATCGCAGCAGGGCTTTGGACCTACCGGGTGAAGGCCGTCTCGACCCTGGGCGTAAGCTCGGACTGGCGCAGTCGATCGATCGAGATCCTCGGGCTGTCCGCGCCGCCCCAAGCGCTGGAGACTGTCACGCTGCAAACCGCTGGTGGTTTGACCATACTCAAGTGGACGAGGAGCCATGATCCGGATGTGCGATTAGGCGGGGCGATCGTCATTCGCCATTGCACCCAGAGCCCGGCGAGTTGGGCCAATTCGGTTTCGATGGACCGGGTTGCGGGGGCGGAAACCATTGCGGTGGTCCCTGCAAAGCCAGGCACCTATCTGTTGCGGGCTGAGGACAGCGGCGGCCGGCAAGGGCCGATAAGTTACATTGCGACCAAGGCGTCGCAGGCGGTTGGCTTTACAGCTGTGGCAAGCCTGATCGCTGATCCGGCATTCGCAGGCGCAATCACGGGTCTCGCAGCCAGTCCTGAGGGGCTGCACTTGGTTGAGGCGACAGACGACTCAGGGCGATTGATAACGGCCGCCTCGGAAGGGCTCTATGCCTTTGAGCAGGGACTTGCGTTTGAGACCGTGCGGCGGTTGCGGCTTCGCAGCGAAATCGATCTTTCCGTACTGGTTCTACAGGACCTGATCGATGAGCGGGGACGTCCGATCGATCAATGGGCCGACTTTGATGGGTCGGAAGGTGCTGAGGTGGATGTGGTGCTTGAGGTGAGAGAAACCGATGATGACCCCTCGGCGACACCTGTCTGGTCTGACTGGGGCCGGGTCGACAGCCATGAAATCGAAGCGCGTGCGATCGAGGCCCGGGCCTGGCTCAGGACCGTCGATCCTGGATATTCGCCCCTGGTGACGCGGCTGAGACTTCATGCAGAAGAGGTGGCACCATGAGCCAGACGAGTTCCTTCCTGATTATGAATGATGCAGGGGCGGCCGTGCGGGCTCGGATCAACGAGGTGATTGCGGCCCTGCAAAGTTCAAATGCAGGTTCGACGCCCCCGACCGACACGCGTCCAGGGATGCTTTGGTGTGACACAGCGGGGCCAGACCCCGTCGTGATGATCCGCAATGCGACTGACACAGCCTGGTGTGACCTCCTCGATGGCGGTACCTACTGAGCGCGGGGGCTTCCTAGAATGCGAGAGACCGTCGAAGGTCCGGCGATCTTGCCGGGCTATCCTTATCGCCTGCGGCTGGCCTCGGAGAGCCCGCTCTTTCTGCAAGGGGCGCAGTTCTATGCGCAGGTCAGGCAGTCCACCTCGGCCG